AGGACAACCACTTTCCCATTGAATAAACCGACCCACGAGAGATGTTGTTTTTAACTTTAGCAGCTATTGGAGCTGTTCAATCTTTGAGTACAATTTCCATTATTGGAGCTAAGAGTATTTACGACAAGTGGGCCGGACAATTCTTGTCTGCGCGTGTTGAAGGTATCGCTACGGAGACGATGGCCATCGTCGACCGTGCTGATGCGGATCTTGAACTGGTTGAGGATGCACCACGTCCTGTGCGGGTTAAACCGTACAGACCACGGTTCATGGCTCAGCTAGTCATTCTGGCTAAGGTGAAGTTTGGCTTGTTGGTGGAAAATGAGGCGAACCGCTTGATGCTACGCAAGTACCTTCGTGACGTTTGCGAGCAACACGGTCTTCGTCCCAGCCACGCTTCGGCAGTCATTGATCCCGCCGTTAGTCTTTGCTTCGTGCCGAGTGAAGCTGAGATCTTGGCTGCTGAGTTGCGTTTCACCAGGGCTGCTAGGACGCGTAAGGGGAAGGCGAGTCGGACGTACCGTTCGTGGTTCCAATGGCTACAAACGGTACCCCCGGTTCGCGAATAGGGCTGCCTTAGTAGAATGGTCGGGGTTGATTGTGATCCTTCACCTTTCACTCATCCCGCGTTGACGACCACTGTCTACCAAGGTGTTGTGCCCAAACCACGTGTTTACTATCATCTGGGTCTCTCCCCTGACATTAAGTACGTGGTCCATAATAGTTCCATTGTAAACTTGACTCGTGCGGTTGTCTCCCGTGTTCTGTTGCACAAGGGAGCACCTGTTGTTCGTCCCTCTCGTTCAGTGAAGGACTGTCTTAGTGACTTCCGTATACGCCTTTGTAAGCACCTTCCCTCGACCATCCCTGTAGACCACTCCGCTTTTGTGGAGTTGTACAAGGATCGCAGGAAGGAGGTTTATAGAAAGGCGGCGGAAAGTTTACTTTTGCAGCCACTTGAAAGGAGGGATTCATATTTGAAAGCGTTTGTTAAAGCTGAGCGCATTTGTGTGGAAGTCAAGTCGGATCCTGATCCCCGGGTTATTCAGCCTCGAGACCCGCGTTACAATGTTGAGCTAGGGTGCTATCTTAAACCTATAGAGCACTCGCTTTATCAGGCTGTTGCTAACGTGTTTAAGGAGAGAACAATCTTTAAGGGATTGAATGCTGAGCAGAGTGGTGTGGCCATGCGGAAAAAGTGGGATAAGTATTTGCGTCCCGTTGCTATTGGACTTGATGCTTCCCGTTTTGACCAGCATGTTTCTAAGGAGATGCTTCAATGGGAACATTCCATTTACCGTCGGGTATTTGGCAATGACCCCTGGTTGATGAAACTTCTGGATTGGCAGATTAACAATGTTGGTTTTGGTTATACCTATGACGGCAGACTCAAGTATAAAGTTGAGGGCTGTCGCATGAGTGGTGATATGAACACTGCTTTAGGTAACTGTCTCCTCATGTGTGCGATGGTTTACACATATTGCAAGGAGATGGGAATCAAAAAGTATAGCTTAGCCAACAATGGCGATGACTGTATTGTTATTATGGAAAGGCGGTTTTTGAATCGGTTCCAGGCTCGTTTGAAGGATTGGTTCCTTGAGCTTGGATTTCAAATGAAAGTTGAGGACCCGGTGTATGAGTTCGAGCATATTGAGTTCTGTCAGACTCATCCTGTCTGGACTCCAACCGGCTATCGTATGGTGCGCAACTTTCCGAATAGCCTGTCTAAGGACAACATTGCCATTAAGCCGCTTGACACGCCGGGTGCGTGGGCCAAGTGGCTTCGTGCAATTTCAGAGGGGGGGCTAGCTCTCACTGGTGGTATTCCGGTTGCTCAGGACTTCTATGCCTGTTGCTTACGTGCGGCAAAAACCGTACCTGGCTATGACAAGCGTAGTAAGTTCCTGGATTCCACTCTTGAGAACAGTCTCTATTATCTTTCTCGAGGCATGCATACTGGTTATAGTGAGGTTCACCCGTATACTCGCTATTCTTATTGGATTGCGTTTGGGGTAACCCCTGATCAGCAAGTCGCTTACGAATCTTACTTCCAGAAATTTGACTTGAAGTTTGATCCTAGGTCTCGTGAGCATCCGCTAACCATGCCATTAGCATTCAAAAACCCATTGGGTCACTAGGGTTAAAAGGACCAAAACGTTTGTATTTTTACAGTAAATAATTACGTGCTAATCAAAATGCCGAGAGACTGCACGGCTCCAGCCTTTGAGCGGGTCTCTAGTGATGTACAGTCCCACTGCCATGGTGGGATCCAATACACATGGTAAACTTGAAGAAAAAGAAGAAAATTGTTAAGAAAAAGAATGTCAGGACTCGTGCTCTTGTTACTCGTCCTAAGTCTGAGCCTACGTATGGTCTCCAGCCTGGTAGCTATGCTATCGGTGATTCTACTGTAGCTATTCCCACTGCCTATGGTGGCCGTACTGGGAATCGCAAATTATTCCCTTTGTCTAGGGGCCTCGGTGGTCGTATGATGGTCGCCAAATATGAGCAGATAGTCAGTGTTAATGCTGCTGGTGGGTCTTTTGGTATGGGTGGTGCGGTAATCAACCCAGGATTGTCTACCAACTTTCCTTGGCTGTCTACCATTGCCTCCAATTACCAATCTTTTAAAATCCACTTTATGAGGTTCATTTGGGTGCCTTCTTGCCCTACCACAACTGCTGGTACGGCGTGCTTGTATATTGACTACAACTTCAACGCCGTCCAGCCCACAACGCTCGCGCAGGTGGATATGAGCGCTAGTGGTTGTTCTGGGCCCCCCTGGCTTGGGTCCCCGGTTGATGCCACTGTTGCATTTGCTGCTGATCTCCAGGTCTCTCGCTGTATACATGTAGATGTCGACGTTACCAAGTTTACTCAACCCTGGTATAACGTTCGCACTGGTAATAATGCTAATCTTAACACGGGTGGTGCTTTGAGCGGCACCATTCCTGTTGGCCTCACGTTCACTCAGGGTAATATATCTGATACCTCTGGTCGTCCTGCCACCATCTATTGGGGCAGCAATACCTCCGGCTCCAGTCCAATCGGTTTGGTGTACTGCGGTTATGATGTCGAATTTTTCGACCCCATTGCTAGTGCCCTTAATAACTGATGGATGCATTTGATCTTAATTGGACCTGGTTTAACCAAGCTGCTGCTAGTGCTGAAGCCGCCACCGCCGCTGGCGAAGCCGCCGTTGCTGATGAGCACATCTTAATGATGGAACTTAGCTTAGAGGCAATGGAGTCTGAGTTTGCCGCGGCTGGCGGGACTTTGCCCGTTGTAGCAGGCGAGGCCGCCACTGTTTCCACCACAGTGGCGACCGAAGCGGCGGCGGGGGTTGGAGCCTCTGCTGCTGTGGCCACTGAATTGACTGAGTTGTCATTGGTGGCGCCTGCAATTGTCGGGGCCCTAGCAGTGGTGGTTGGTATTGGACTTATTGCGTATCATTTTATTAACAACCCTG